GTTTACAAGAAATATGCAAAAAATGTTAGAGGCGAAAAAAAATGACAATACTTAAAGAAGGCGGCAACGTCTTTAAGACAGCTGAAGGTCCGCTGACTACCCGTATCGCAACACCGATGGTAGGCCATACCATTAAGTTTATTGAAAAGATTACAGGACTTACATTTGACGAACAAGAACGATTAGGTACTACTGGCAAAAAGATTGATCCAGATGGTTCCTTCGAAGACAACAGCTCCGGTGACATTGATCTTAACACAGACTCAAATAAAATTAGCAAAGAAGAATTAATTACAAGACTTAAAAAATATCTCGTAAGCATTGGTGTTCCAGAAGAAGAAATGATGAACGTTGGTAGAAAGAAAACTGACGGATGGATTAAAGATGCAGGCGACCAAGTACACTTCCGTACTCCTATAAAAGGCTCAGGTGATAAGTTTGTACAAACAGACTTTATGATGACAGTCAACCCCGACTATCAACGTGGTGCAAAGCGTGGAGGTACAAAACTATACAGTGGTACTGACAGAGCATTGATGTTAGCAAGCGTTGCACGGGCAAGAGGTTTTAAAATGAGTCCTAAGTTTGGACTATTGAATCCAGAAGATGATAGTGTGGTTTCAAATGATTGGAACGAGATTGCTGAATTACTTTTGGGTAAAGGAGCAACAGAAAAAGATACACATACAGTTGAAAGTATGATTGCATATCTTAAGAAGGATCCTGCTTACGAACAACTAATTGCAAAGTTCAAAGAGTATTTAGAAAAGGGTGGTAAGAAACTACCAGAAGCAGATTTATATCGAACATTAGAAGACAAGCAACTTGCACGTATCAAAGAATTAAGTGGCAACATGTTAAACAGTGTGAAAATGTTATGAGATATACAGACTTCAGAACAATCCTAACTGAAGCAAAGGTTGGTAGAGAATATCAGCACTTGGAAGATCTTGTGTTTGCAGAAGGATCTGCAGGCGCAATGAGAGCTGCCGACGTGTTAGAAAAATTAGGTAGCGACTCAGGAGACGTAGCAATTAAGTGGGACGGTAATCCTACTATCTATTGGGGACGCGAACCAGACGGACAGTTTGTAATGGTTGGCAAGAACGGCTGGGGTAAAAACAAAAGCACATCAGCTGACGACCTATCACGCTTTATACAAAATTCAGGTAAAGGTGTTGATGAAGAACCTTGGCGCAAAGACTTTGGCACAGAGATGGCTGAAGTGTTTAATGTTTTACAAGGCGCAACACCTCCAAGTTTCCGTGGCTATGTTTACGGAGACTTATTATACAGTCCAAGAAAACCATTTAAGAGTGCTGAAGGTGCAGTCCAGTTTACTCCCAACAAAGTCACATACACAGTCAAGAACGAAAGCGAGCTTGGAGGCCGCATAGCGAAGTCAAAAGTTGGTGTAGTAGTTCATACAAAATTTGATGAGTGGGGAAGTAAAACTGGCGCACCTATTAGCGATGTTAAGGAACTTAACAATGATAGTGCAGTAGTGCTTGGCCAAACATATGTTACACATCAACCTAAAGTTGATACCAGCAGTGTAAAAGCAATTAGACAGCTAACATCAAAGGTTGGTCCTGTTATTGATAAATTTATTGCTGGGGTACCTGGACTAAGCAATCCAGCAGAAATAATATATAGATATGTAAACAATACAAGCAAAGCAAAGAACTTAGACAATTTAGAAAATGGTTTCTTTGATTGGTTAGCACAATCAAAGGTAAGTAAAGGACAACAAGCAAAACTTGCCGCAATGAACGAGGAGATGCCTAAAGCACTTCCTTCTATATTCGGTTTAGTAAAACAAGTAATGGCTGCGAAAGATGATATAATTGATCAATTAGATTCAGCAGACGCAGATGTAAAGGCAACTACAGCAGGCGAAAGGGGCGGCGAAGGCTATGTTGCTCTTGGAGACAAAATCAAATTGGTGCCACGCACAAGATGGCAACCCAACTAAGGAGTGAAAAATGAAAGCAAGTGAAATCACACGCTTGAGAGAAGCAAAGGAAGTTGTACGCAAACAGTATACAAGTTCCAAAGAAGTAATAGCAGATATTGAAGCCGCACAGTTTGCACCACAAGGCAAGTCGGCAGCAAAGTTCAGCAGTAAAAATATTAAGCAGTTTTCTAATCCAAGATCAGAAGCGGCATTTAAAATATCTGAACTGTCAATGTTAATTAAAAACAACGATGAACTATCTATGTTCCTTGATAAGGTAGCAGATATGGTAAGTGCTTTAGATAAACCAGTCAGCAAGCCGGTAATGAACATTGCGGCAGCGGCTCTTAAGGCGCATAAGAAATTAGATCTAAAAACAGATCCAGATGCAGAACCTTCCGCTGATGACGAAGAAGATATGGGCGGACCAGACGATGCTGAGATAGCACGTCAAGCAGATCAAATGGCACGTGGCTAATGGCTGAAAAGTTTACCGCATCAGAATGGGCAACAATGGAAGGTGGTCATAGTATAGAAGACACTTCCGAAAAGCCTTTTGCATTCTTGAAAGACATGCACGAAGCAAGAATGACTAAAGACAACGGCAGTTCACAGAAGCTGACGTACACAGATTGCGGTGAAAGATTATATTTGTCTTTGCTTGTGTTAGAAGTTTTACGCAAGTACCAAGAGACTAATAGTTTTGTTAGAACTTATGCAAAAAAGACTACAGGGTTTGGTTTGTATAAGCACTACAGAATTATGGGAACTGACCTTTACAATTTTGCATATTTTGTAATGGGCGACGACAGCGCACAAAAGAAACTTAAAGATCCAAATGCCGCTGTCATTATGAAAGGCAAAGCAAACTGGCCACGCTTGGATATCAATAGATATATTGAAAATCTTGCAGGAGGTCGACCAACTACCTTAGTTACTAAGTTACTTATTGGTATAGAAGATGCCGCTAAGATATCTAATGCTGACTATAAAGGTATAAGACGTAAACTACAAGACTTTGATAGACTTACAAGTGCTGAAAAGACTTTTGTAATTACACGTTTAACATTTGCTGTTCGTGCTAAATTACGCAACAGTGATATCATTGACACGTGGGAAAAGTTTATTGCCGCTAAGAATTACGAAACACCTAACTTAAACGATCCAGAGCCAGTTGTTAGCACTCCTGACTTGCCTGTAGGCGATATGGCATTGTATCGTTATGTAGTAGGTAGTAAAAACCTTGCGCTAACAAAGCGTTTCTTACAACATGCCAAAGACGGCAAAAGTGCAAGCCCTAATATGGTTGCCGCATACAGACCTGCCATTGATATGATAGATGATATTGTACAAGGCGGCCCTGCATATGTACAGCAATTAAGAGTTCTACAACAACGAGCTAAACAGCGTAAGTAATTTTTCTTGCGTTTTGACCCTATAACCACGTAATTTTCCTTAATCAGCTAAATACATTTGTACAAAACACAAGAGAAGTGTGTTTTGCCATTAGAGAAAATATAGGAGATATAAAATGGCTGAAGTAACAAGAGTAAACCCTGCACAGGGTGCTGGATCAGGTTTTGATCACGGCGAACAGTATAGCGTAGCAAACCTTCAAGGTTTTGAATTAGACGCAGGCGCAACATTAGCGGCAAAAGACGGTGTTGGCGGATTCATTGAAACAGTAGTTCGTGAATTCCAACCATTAATGTACAAATCAACAGGTACAGCTGGTAAGATCTTTATGATCTGTGACGGACACGCAGTTGACGCGGCTTCAATGCAAGTACGTTATCAAGCAATGGGCACAATTGACGGCATCGCAACAGGTGCATTGACAATCGTTGCACGTGACTTAGACGCATTTGACGCATCATAAGTTTTAATTAACTTAATATTAAAAGGCTCAGTTTTTACTGGGCCTTTTTTTATGGCCGCTAAGTAGTTGTATGAAGTTTAGTGTAGTAACATTAGTAGATATCACAGAGACTAAAGCTCGCAGGGGCGACTGGTCTCAATTGCTAAAACAGCAACAAAATTTTAATACTATGATACAAACAATTGGTTTGAGAGCAAACTTAGCATATGACATAAGTCCAAGTAGGATGGTCAAAGATGTTAAAGGCTTAGGCTTTGGAAGTGATCATAAAGGTGAACTATTAGTGTGGCACTGGCAGTTTGAAGTAGAAGCAGACTTTGCAACCAGCGTTGAATTACTTGAGCAAGACTTTGATTTGGTGCCTATAATAACAGGATTGGACGAAACAGCAGGCATAAAACCTGAGGTATTTTTTCCGAAAAATCCACGCAAACGCAATATTATTTTCAGCTTAGTTGATAAATAACTATGTAGTTGCAAAAACTACCAGGCACAAAAACAGCATATCAAAGGCCAACCTCGAGTTTACTTTAACCTATATATAATGGAGTTTTTGTGTGAGTACCACAAAGTTAGAAAAAGAAAATTTAGAAGCCCACGTAGACTTATGCGCTCAGCGTTATGAGGTATTAGAAGGTCGTCTCGATAAGATCGAAGAAAAGGTTGACTCAATTCACACTATCATTGCTCAGGGCCAGCAGAGCATGACAAAAGTAGTAATAGGTGCCGCAGGCACTATTGTAGCTGGTTTACTTTCCACCATAGTCGTAATTCTATTAAACATGTAATTTAACGCTAAATAACTATATGTTATTGCGTGAGATGTACACTGACGAAAATTTAGACGAGGGTCAAACTTGGGCACGTTCTGGTAAGAAGGTTGTGCGTAAGTACCGTTGTTCTTCGGGACCTCGTAAGAATAGAATTGTTAAGTCAGTATCACAATGCTTCGCCGCACCTAACATAAAAGCAAGGATGGCTCTTAAGAGAACCAAAGCAAGATTAGGGAAAAGGATGGCACGTAAGGCTAAGAGAACCAAACGTATCAATCCAGCGAGCAGAAGAGTGCAGGCAATGAACAAAGCAAGTAGAGGTCGTTAAAATGTTTCTACGGGAGCTTACAGAAGGTGTTATGACTGTCTTTGGAAAATCCGGAGGCAAAGTAGTACGCAAGTACAGATGTACATCAGGCTCACGTAAGGGCAGAATTGTTGCTAAAGCGGCAACATGCTCGGCTCCAAAAAATGTGAAGGCTTCGGTCACATTGAAAAAAACAAGACGTAGTAAAGGCAGTGCCTTAGACGTCAAGAGAAGCAGAACTAAAAGATCAACCGTTGCAAGTCAAAGGGTACGTAAGGCGAATATTTCAGCTAAACGACATGCGGCAACCAGGCGCGACACAGCCGGTAAACGTAGAAGGAAAATTAGAAAATGAAAATAAACGAAATTACTAAAGCAAAAATAGATACGATAAAACCCGGTGTCGAAGCAACAGTAGACAATGGCGATGGCACAAAGACCGTCGTTGATTTAAAAAAGAATCCAACAGCTTTACAGAAAGATGACACTGGCAAGACTAAACTTATTAAAAAACCTAAACCAGGTGCGGCAGCAGATCCCGCTAAGATAGTTAAACCAGGAGATGACGTAGAAGTAGAATGAAAGTCAATCAGTTAATATCAGACTTTACAATTTACACTACAAACGAAGAAAAAGAAGTATTAGAATCGTTTGATGGTGTACGTTCGATGTCAGCATTTGAAGAACGACAGCAAGTTCATATCGAATCTTTATGTCGAAAAAGTCTAATAAGTAAAGTACGTACAAAACACGGAGTATGGGTTCGGAAGAATGAAATCTAAATTACTGGAAGATCTAAAAGACGTTGTACAAAGCGGCCTTACAAAAAATCCTTTGCCTATAATTAAAGGAAACAGTATCCGCATAGGTAGGCGTGTAATACGCAAACGCAGACATAGCTTTATGGTATACGACATCCCTACAAAAGAAATTGTATGTGAAACAAACTTCTTGTCAAGTGCTATTGCTATTGCAAAAGGCAAAGCACCTGAAAAGATATTAGACTTAGATTGGAAGTTGCTGAAGCACACAAACGATGCAAACCACTATGCACATATGGTAAATACAACGAAGGACGATATTGTGCGTGAAACACGCTGGGTTAGGTACGAAATAGCCTGTGCAGACGCAGATAGAGTCAAAGATAAAATATATGAGTATGTCAGTTAAATGATAAATACTTTTAACAAACAGCCTTGGAAAGTATAACAATGAAACTAAATGAATTTACAAAAGTAACGACAGATAAGCTAAACGAGTCATTGGCTAAGAAGTTTGGTCAACAGATTGACTTATCTAAATTTACACTTGAGCAAATGCAAGATGTAAGAAACAAACTTAGAACGACACTTAGTCAAATAGAAACTAACGAAAGTTTCGACAAAGTTCATTCAGAAGATTATCAGAAAAACAAAATGTTTTTAGACGTGCTAAACAAGGCTATAGATGAGCACTTCGAAACTAATGTTACTGAATCTGTAATTACTGAAGGCGAAGAAGATAAAGCAGAGATTGTAATGGCAGCCAAAGATATGGTTGATCGTATTACAGGTTGGATGGAAGACACAGCAGAAATGCAAACAGAGTCCATGCTTGATCTTGCTGATGCAATTAGAGACGAAATGGGAAGCGAAGCAAGTGAATTGTTTGTTAACACTGTTAAGCCAGCCCTTGAAGCAATTTACACAGCTATGGAAACATCACGTGGTAGTCTTACACAAGGCGTAGGACAACTTACTGGTGAAGCTGAGCCTACAGATACAATGGGTGCTGAAGATCCTACAATGGCAGCTGATCCAGCAATGGAACCAACTGTTGACGGTGACATGGCAGCCGATGCTGAAGTTCCAGTAGACGACACTGAAGTTGCAGAACCTGCGGCAGGCGGTGAAGAAGAAGCTGGACGTGAAAAGCGTGAAAGTGTAGAGCGTCCAAAAAAAAAGTCCTTGAAGGCGTAGACGCCGATATATTATATCAGACACTACGTCAGCAAAAAGAAGCAGGCAAAACAGTAGTATCCCTCAAAAAACTAAGCGCATTTATGCAGAACCAAGGTCGTGGTCAATTTAACTACGATGTGTTCAAAGCCGCTTACGATCAAGATCCAAAACTACAAGAACTTATTACAAACTTTGATCAAGAAAAGATCGAATTTAAAACAAGTTCAGTAGATGATGTAGCTAATGCTCCTGGTGAACCAGGACGTCCAGAAGCTGACACAGTTAATCAAATGGCCAAGAACGCAACAGATCTTGGTTGACAAACTTAAATAACCATGTTATACTTTAGTTAACATGGAGTAATGGATATTGAGTTTAATAACTGAAAAGTACAAGTACGAACCCCTTAAAAGAGTAGAAGTTAACGGAAAAAGGCGTTATGCCGCACCAGGTAGTTCACCTGTAGCGAGTGTGACAACAATTCTTAGTGGCACTAAAGACATGACGCATCTTATTGAATGGCGTAAGCGTGTTGGTGAAAAGAAAGCACAAGAAATTACAACAGAAGCCGCAGGCGTGGGAACACGTATGCACAAGTATCTTGAAGATTATATAGAGTTTGGTGAATGGCCTACTCCTGGTAGCAATCCGTATGCACAACAAGCACACATGATGGCTACTCAGATTAAAGAAAACGCAATGGTTGACGTGGATGAGATATGGGGCAGTGAAGTTCCATTATATGTTCCACAAATGTATGCAGGTACAACTGACCTTGTAGGACAGTACAAAGGCCAACCTTGTATTATGGACTTTAAACAAACCAACAGGCCTAAGAAACTTGAGTGGGTAGAAGATTACTTCTTACAGCTTACAGCATATGCTATTGCTCACAACGAAGTGCATGGTACAGATATTCGCGAAGGACATATCTTTATGTGCAGTCGTGCAGGAGAATACCAGCAGTTTGATATATGGCCAGACGAGTTTGCCGAATGGGAAAAAGAATGGTGGAATAGAGTGTATCAATACTACGAGAAAAATCAATGAAGGTAGTTGTTGCAGGATGTTCCATAAGTGATTACACACACGTAGACGAAGTTTACGGAGAGCTTTATGCAAAGAAGCTGGGAGCTGAATACATACACTTAGGCGCAGGTTGCGGCAGTAACTTTAGAATGTGGCGCAAGTTAGGACAGCTTATTATGTCCGGCACTGTTACATCAAAAGACATTGTTATTATGCAACCTACACAAATACATCGTAGGGAGTATTTTAGTCCGTTCACAGAAGGTGACGAGCCTTTGTTTGGTAGCAATGGCAAGAGTTTACTTAATGAAAAGTATAACAGCGAAGGTAGTATTATAAGATATAAACCTAATGCACACAAAGATGTGCTTGCTAATCATCCTACTGAAGCAAAGTTTGCACAGTTGCGAGATCATTTTGTAGATCCAGACTTTGAAAAAGAAGTTTTTAGAAACCAAATGGATATGTTTCAAGGACTATGCACAGCAAAAGATATTAACTTGTGGATAATTGACATAGGATATACAGAAAACCTTATAGATTATGTGTGGCACAAAGGCAAAGTTGTGCCTATGCGTTGGATTAGATTACGCCATCCGCTAATGGATCCAAGGCACGGCCGCGATGACGGCCACTTTAGCCAAGAGGGACACCACGTAGCTGCCGATACTCTGCTAAATACAATATAGGAGAACACACGTGGCAGTAATTCAAATAAGTAGAATTCAAGTAAGACGCGGTAAAAAGGATCCAACAGGTATTCCTCAGTTAGCGTCTGGTGAATTTGGTTGGGCTGTAGACAGCCAAGAACTATACATTGGTAATGGTAGTGTAGCAGAAGGTAGCCCATATGTAGGCAACACAAAGATACTAAGTGAAAACGACAACTTGTTTGCTTTCGCTAAGAACTACACATACAAGTCGACAGGAAGCATTGTACAAACAGGTTCAAGCTCAACTAACCCAACTGAACGATCATTACAAGATAGATTAGATGACATTGTTTCAGCGGCATCATTTGGTGTTACTGGAGATGGCGTCACTGACGACACAGTAGCAATACAAAGAGCAATTGATCAACTTTATTTGAATAACGCAACAAAACTTACTGCCCAAAGCCGTGTTGTTCTTGTATTTGATGCAGGCGAATACATTGTAACTGATACAATTAAGATACCTCCTTATGCAAACATAAGAGGCGCAGGTATTGATAAAACAATATTCAAAGTAGGAAATGAAAGCACAGGCGGAATCACTGCATTCCTTACTATAAATGATTCAAGTACGCCGGGAACATATGCGGCAGACTCAACAAGCACTTCACTTAACCAAGCAAGACATATTCACATAGAAGGTCTTACTATAGAACATGGAGCATTTGGTGCACCTAATGCACTTATGTTACAAAGTTGTAAAGATAGTTTATTTAGAAATCTTAAACTTGTAGGTAACTGGATTGCAGGTTACGGACTTGATGCTACACATTCAGGCATCAAACTGAATAGTTTAAGTTCAGCAGTAAATTGTACAAACAATAAGTTTGAAAACATTACTATTACAAAGTTT